ATTGCTTAAGACCAACAGCAAGATCATCTTTAAAAAATTTCTTTATTTCAGTTTCATCATCATCTTTTGGAAATCGTACTATGACTGCTCTATCTATTTCTATGCCATCATTTTCTTTTATTAGTTCTGCATAGCAAGAGAGTTGAATAAGCATATCAGAATAAACAGCTTTAGAAGTTTTAAAATCAACTAAAATTGTTTCATCTTTATTTTTTTCAACATTAAATTTTCTTATTAATAAATCTGGACAGCCACCAACATTTAATTTTTTACTTGTATATTTTTTTTCAGTCCAGATAACTTCACAATCTAAACTATCCCACCACTCAACAAATTGTTGAAAGCAATGAATGGCAATAGGATCGTCTGGTAACTCATAATCTTTTTCTAATATATAAAGTTCAGCTAAATCATGTAATGATGTTCCAGTATTTCCTGCTTTTTTTAATTCATCAAAATAATTTAAACCTTTTAATCCTAGTTGATTTGACCAGATAATTAAACCCATAGCATTTTTAAATCTTCCTATAACTTGGGTAGCACTTGGTAATTTTTTATTATTTATTATGTAATCGCCTGTTGGCATTCTTAACCTTTATTTTATGTTCTTCAGCTTCCCAGTTTACAGTTGTGTAGGTGGCTGTAGTTTCATTTCTTGGGAGGAAAAATGAAAATATTTTTTTAATTACAGCCACCAAATCCATCATTATTTTGCTAATGATGAAACCTTAAAATTTGTTATGTGTTTAGTTGTTGCAACACCTATACCTAACCAAACATAAATATTGTTGTTGCCAAATGGTTTTGATAATTTTTTTCTTTCTGCACAATCTTTTTGGACAGCTTCCTCTCTATCCATATTAATCCAATCTTGTTTTGTGCAAATAATAGTTGGTAATTTAGTTACAGAAGATTTATTAATATCTTCTGGAGTAATGTTATTTTTTGCAAGATGTAACATACAACTCCTTCTCTGGTTATAATGGTGGCACTTGCTCAACCAAATGCCACCTAGCCAGTTATGTATCGTCACATAAGGAGCAACTTATGTAACTTGTATGTTATTTATTGAAAGTTTTGGAAATTGTCAAACAATATTGACAAAGTAAAGTTATATAGCGATTTGTTCTATTTTATAATCTTCGTCAAATAAAGTGTGTGTAGTTATTCGTGGATAAATAGCTTTAAATTCACAATTTTTTAAAAGTTCAAACTCATTAACCCACATATCTTTATAAGAAATCATTCTGCCATTTTCTTTAAATTTTAAATCATCTCTATTTATGTGTTTACTTTTCCACCATTGAAAAACGCAAGTGCTATCTTTATTAAACTCTAATACTTGACCATAATAAAACAAATTATCTTTTTTACATTGAAAAAATACATCTACATTAATTAATCTGTCTTTTAATTTGTCATCATTAACCCAATTTTTGTGGTCAAAATCAATGAGAGAAAAAGCAGGAATATTATTACCTGTATATTTACCCCAAAAAAATGCTTTTTGTGTTGGTTTTAATGTAGCATTATTTAAAAAATAAATAACTTCGATTGGCTCACTATAATTTCTAGGTACAAAATGACATTTTTCATAATCATACTTCTCAATAATTTCTGTTTTAACAATATTATCACTAATAATACGATTTATTTTTATTTCTAAAACTCTAGCAAATTCTTGCAGTTGCCAAAATTTTGCATCGGTATCGCCTTTTATAATAGAATAAATTGTTTGATGAGACATTTTACCATAACCCATTGGTGCATCAGCAGTAAGTAAAGCTATTGATCTAGGAGTATGACCATTTTCTTTTATTGATAAATTTAAATTATCTAAATATTTTTTGTGGTCTAATAACTTCATTTGCATATTTAAACTCCTTTTTGAATTAAATGTCAAAGTATTTCCAATTATTGTAACTTTTTACATAAGTCAAATAAAATTGACAAATTATATAAAAATAATTAATTGTCAAAAAATGCAAATAAAATGCAAATTATGTGACAAAACTGTAAAATTAGATGAAAATTTAACAATACCACAGTTAAAAACACAGCAATACATACAAAATTATTATAAAAAAAATAATAAATCTCCATCCTACAGAGACATTCAAAAAGGACTTGGTTACGAAACAACAAGTGCAGGATATGTCATTGTCGATGCTTTAGTTCAAAAGCAATACCTCGCAAAAGCTAACTACAAGAAACGATCATTAATTGTTTTAAAGGAAGTGCCTTGTGAAATCAGCTAGTGATAACATTCCTGCATTATATTTTTATGTTGAGTCTTGGATTACAGGTACACAAGATCTAACTCCACAGCAAAGAGGAATATACATACAATTATTATCTCATGCACAAGTTAAGAATGGAAGAGGATTACCTAACGATATCGTAAAGTTATCACGACTATCTTTATTGTGCAATCCAGATGATTTAACTAACTGGGAAGAGCAGAAAAAAGACCTATACTTTATATTAAAATCAAAGTTTATTTTAAAGAAAAACGATGAAGGTGTTGATGCTTACTTTAATGAAAGACAGCAAAAAGAGTACGAAATTGCTAGAAAAAAGAAAGATCAAGTTCTTCAAGCTAATGAAAAATACAACAAGAAAAGAACGAAGAATAACGATGTCGTAACGATATCGTCTGATAGTGATAGTGATAGTGATATATTTAATACTATATGGGATAAATTAACATACAAAAGAGGCTCTAAACAAGTAGCTCAAGCATCATTAAAAAAGATACCAAAAGATATAAAATCAGAAAAAATTATAAAAAAATATAATGAATTATGTTCATCAGTAGATGATCCTAAGTTTGTTCCACATTTTGCTACATGGTTAAATCAAGCAAGATGGGAAGAAGAGTTACCTAGTAAAACTGTAACCGATAACTTTGGTATTCAACCAAAGAAATCACATAAAGATTATGTTTACGCAGTCAAAAAGGGAATGCGTTTACTAGCTATTACTGACGATATGGTGCGTCAGATGAAAAAAGAAAATTTAATAACAGAAGAAGAGTACAAGGCTTGGTAAAGAAAAAGAAAAAAGATAAACATACTATTGATCTTGGTGGACAGGAATTAATCAGAGATGATAAATCAAATACTTTTGTTAGAAAGATTGATGGCTCTCGGTGGAGACTAAGTGATTATGGTAATGATAGACACTTAGAGAAAGAACATAAATCAATATTAGATAACTATTATGCTAGAAACTTACTGGATATACATAACAGAGAACATAATAGTAAAAGATATTGGGCAGGGCAGCGATATGAACAGAAATTTGAAGCAGCAGGTATAAGACAGAAACTTACTGCTAGTTTAAAAGAGAACTTAGGTAATGGCACTACTGAAGAATATATGGTGGAGAGTTTAACAGCTTTATCTGACTTTAGGTTTATTGATAAAGAGATAGGTAATCACAGTAAGATCTTATGGTTTGTTATTATAGAAGGTAAACCTGCTAAGAAAAGAATGGATGAGTTAAGATCTGCTCTTGATAAATTAATTGAGCTATTTGATATGTAAGTTCTATGTTTGTGTCTATTAACAAATGAATCGTAAATCTATAGAAATTTATATAATCACTTAAATTACGAAAATTATTATAGCCATTTATTAGAATGGCTTTTTTTTATGCAAGAACAAGAACTATGGAAATCTTGTTTGTTGCTCGGATTAACTGATGCTCTCGGCAAATTTCAATGGCAAAGTAGATTGAATAGACAATATGAGATTGAAGCAAAAGAATGGATTGGGAGCAAAGACTTTTTCTTAGTATGTTCTTATGCAGATCTACAGCCAGATTATATCATCAAGATATTTAAAGATATAAAACAACACACGCATTACTTAACAGCAACAGACATACGATATTTATTATATGAACAAATTATTAGACGATCTTAACTGCTCAATGTTTATGGTCAAAAATCCAGAGACAAAGAAGCCAGAGATCATTATTCGCTTTAACAACTTTGAAACCGAGCAAGAAGCTATAGACTTTGCTGAAGCATTTAAGAAGGGTAACGAGGTAGATCCATTTGAATTAACAGATGATACAACAGTTACATTACACTAATGAATGAAGTAACAGTAAAGAAGGGCAGACCTTCCAAGTATTCTAAAACAATAGTTAAAGATGTACTGACACTCTTATCTCAAGGCATTGGCATTAAACACGCAACAATGCAATCTGGTATTACTTATCCTAGTTGGAGAGCATGGATGGATAAAGATGATAAGCTGCGAGATGCTTACTACAAAGCTAAAGAGGCAGGGATAGAGATGCTGATTAGTAAAGTAGATGAGAAGATAGAGAATGCTCTGGATAAAAAGAATATACCAATGGCTGAAGTTAAACTGTTAGAGATATACTCTAAGAACATTCAATGGCAGGCAGGTAAGTTAGCTCCGAAGCAATATGGTACTGAGAAACAAACATTAAGTATTACTGATGCAGACGATAAGAAGATAGAGATAAGTTGGGCTAGTGATTAGATATAGACGAATATAGGATGAAACTAGAGGTTAGTTAAGGTTTGGTATGGATAGGGATAGATAGAAAAGGTAGGGATTAAAACAAATGCTTACGAAATACACTATTTCTTTTCCTGTACTCTCGTGTGAAAAATATATTTTTTTATTTAAAAAATTAAAAAAAATTACAGAAATAAATAATTTATTATATTACCTAGTATATTAAGTAAGGAATTCCCTAGCTTTTTAAGTAACTGGTCAGATATTGGTCAGCTTCCAGATATTTTATTTTTTCCTAGTTTGATTTGATAAATTATTTTTGGCTGCACCCCATCGGCTCGGCTGCAAATTGCAGGGGAGCTATTTCAACACAAAACAAACCCCTAACGAGATTTTACAATGACAAGAGCAGCATACTTCCCCATAAGACCAAGTGGATTTAAACCATCCCCTGCACCTTATTGGAACGAATTAAATAATGCTCAAGCCTTAGTAGGAATTGGTACAGCAGGATTATTAACACAAACACCAAACATCATTGATAACAGTAACAGTTTATTAGCAAAAGACTCTGCACAAGAAATTATTGACAACCATATTAACAAAGCAGTTACATGGACACCAGATGGAATGGATAGCAGACCAGATGCACCAGAGGAAATAGATTTAGAAGAATGGAAAAAAAGAAACATTTTATCAACTCCTATCTACGAGCCTAACATAGACGATTACTCGACTGGAGGAGAACTACCAGAAATAGAAAATACTGATAATGTAACTCCTATACCAGAAATTGAAATACCAACAAATACTGGCTTTCCATCAATACCTATTGAGAAACCACAAATATTATACAATAAAGATTTAGAAGAAGAGTCTAATATAAAAGAAGGCATATTAGGCACATATGAAGAAGGCAAAGGCATGGCTGTTATTCATAACACAGGTGCAGATGCTATACAAAACTACGACAATATTGGTGGTATGCCAAAACCAAGTTTAGCAGTTGTTCCAGAAAATATAGAAGAAATGAAGTTTGGCGAAATAACTTTAGTTGGCGATCCAGAGCTAATGATACCTTCTAAGAATAATCCTGTTTACAAGGGAGATGCTTACACGCAGAGATACCCTCTTGTTAGAACAATATATGCTGATAATGAAATGGATCAGATCATAGATTATTTCTCAGACATATTTGAAGTTGATGATATTCGTTATGATTATAGAAAAATATCAGATTTTAAATTCGATGATGGATCAAACCAAGCTGTGTTTTATGCAGGAGATTTATATAATCAAATAATTGAAAAAGGCATTAATAACTTGCCAACAGATATGTTGGATATGGCATTCTTAAAAGAAAAAGGATTGCTACCAGATTTTAATTTAGCTGAAGATAAATATGCTTATAAAAGATTATTAGATGAGGTGTGGACACCAGAATTAAACGCAGAATACAAAGAATGGAATAAAAGTTTAGCTGAAAGAATAGGTGTTCAAGGCAAAGAAAAAATTGTTGCAGGTCGTACTCCTATGGGCAAACTTAAATACAAAGACCATACTTTAGAAAATGTGTTAGCACACATGAAAACAAATGCAGGTAAAGAAGAAGGATTTGGTGGTAGTGGTAATATAGGCAACCTAGCTGCTACAATGCGAGGTAAGTTTAAAAATAAAAAAGAATTGTCTGAAGCAAGAGATACTTTTGTTACTAGCGAAGAAATGTCTGATATTAAATCAGATCTTTATACAGAACTAAGTAGAATTACAGATTTACTTGCCAAAGAAAATAAACATTTAGATCCTAAAAGTTATGAACTAGGAGATAATTTTAATAGTATATTTAGCGATAAAAAATATTCTATTGAACAAAACTTTAAAGAATTTTATCCAGATACTTCAGAAGCAACAAAACAAGAAGTTATAAAGTTTTTAGAAAAACTTGCAAATACACCTTCTGAATATTTTGAAATAAAACCAAATAGAGCATTGCAAATGAATGAGTTTAAAGGTGCTATTGTGCCAAACAACACCGATGAAAAAACTTTGCAAATATTAAAAGACAATGGAATTGAAATTAAAAAATATAATACTGAAAAAGAAAGATTAGATTTATTAAAAGAGTTTGAAGAACTATTTGCTTCAATGCCAGTTAATCCATTATTTAATTATGCTTAAAAAAAAGAAAACTAAAAAGAAAAAAGAAAACGATCCATTCGCAGAATTAGTAAAAGCGATGAATGAAAAGACACAGCTTCCAGAGTCTAGTGGTAGAGGTCAAGTTAAAGGAAGTGATGTTGCCAGTATGAAAGATTATTTAGAGCAGGAAAGTAAGGATGTTTGAAAATTGTCATACCTTATAAGCCAAGAGAACATCAAAAGGCTGTCCATAAGAATTTAAAAAGATTTAATGTCCTTGTCTGTCATAGACGATTTGGCAAGACTGTTCTCTGTATTAATGAACTGCTGAAAAAAGCAATGCAGAATACATTGCCAAGACCTAGATATTATTATCTAGCTCCTACATACTCAATGGCAAAAAGAACTGCTTGGGATTATGTGAAAGAATATACTGGTGTCTTACCAGATGTTACTTACCACGAAACTGAGCTTAGAGCAGATTTACCTAATGGTGCAAGAATACAATTACTAGGATGTGAAAGACCAGACAGTTTAAGAGGTTTATATATTGATGGTGTAGTCCTAGACGAAGTGGCTCAAATGCCTCCTAGACTATGGACTGAAGTAATTAGACCTGCTTTATCTGATAGAGAAGGTTTTATGATAGCGATTGGTACTCCTCAAGGTCACAACAGCTTTCACCAGTTATATGACCATGCTCTACACCAAGAAGATTGGTATGCAGAAATATTTAAAGCAAGTAATACAAACATTATCTCTGAGCTAGAACTTAATGAAGCAAAAGCCTTAATGCCAGAAGAAGTATATGAAGCAGAATTTGAATGCTCTTTTGATAGTGCAGCCATAGGCTCAATCTATGCAAAAGGATTAAATAAAGCAGAAGAAGAAAAAAGAATTACAAAAGTTCCTTATGAGACTGGTATTAAAGTTAATACTTACTGGGATCTTGGGATGGCAGATAAAACTGCTATTTGGTTTGTGCAACAAAAAGGAAGTGCATTCCATATTATAGATTACTATGAAGATAGTGGAGAAAGTTTAGAATACTACACAACTGTTCTTGATGAAAAAAAATATATTTACGATACGCATTACCTCCCACATGATGCAAATGTCAGAGAACTTGGAACTGGTGTATCACGAGTAGAGACTGCACAGTCTTTAGGGATGAGAACATCTATTGTTCCAAAGCTCTCTGTCGAAGATGGTATTAATGCTGTGAGAATGGTTTTATCAAGGTGTTGGTTTGACCATGAAAAAACAAAACATGGACTCGATGCTCTTCGTCAATACAGATGGGCAAGTAATGAACGAGGCGAATTAAAAAATAAAACAGTTCACGATTGGACTTCTCATGCTTCTGATGCTTTTCGGTACTTTGCAGTAGGAAACAATCAGTCAAGCGAATGGACAACAAAATTACAATATAACAACGCAGGAATTATTTAACGAATGGCAAAATTATCAAAATCAAAATTACTCGCATTAATCTCACAAGAGATCTCAAGCTCTCTTGGATTTTATGATAGTGATTTATCAACGCAACGCAAAGAAGCACTTAAATATTATTTAGGAGAGCCTTTAGGTAACGAGACAGAAGGCAGAAGCTCAGTTGTATCACAAGATATATTAGAGGTTGTAGAGTCAATATTGCCAAGTTTAATGCGTATGTTTACGCAATCTGACAAAATGGTTAATTTTGAGCCACAACAAGCTGAAGATGTACCATATGCTGACCAAATTACTGACTATTGCAATTTTATATTTAATCGTGATAACAATGGTTTTGAGATTTTGCACTCTATGTTTAAGACTGCACTACTTCAGAAGAATGGTTTTTGTAAAATTTATTGGAAAACATCCAAAGAGCAGAAAAAAGAACATTATGAACACTTAGACGAGACACAATATCAAGCATTACTTATTGATGAAGAGGTTGAAATTGTTGAAGTAGAAGAAATAGAAGAAGATGAAGGTCTTTTTTACAACTGTGAGGTTAAAAGAGTTAAGGAATATGGCAGATGCCAGATAGATCCTGTACCACCAGAAGAAATATTGGTGTCTCCAAGAGCAAAAAACTTAAAAGACTGTAATTTTATAGCTCACAGAGTAACAAAAACTGTTTCTGAGCTAATAGACATGGGTTTTAACAAAAAAGATGTTGAAAGTTTGCCTAGTAGTGAGCAAGATGTCTTTAATACTGAAGCAATGGTAAGAAGAAGCTATGATGATCCATCAATGGACATTGAAATCTCTAATATTGATCCCTCCCAGAGAGTAGTACAAATAACTGAGTGCTACATGAAGGTTGATATGGATGGCGATGGCATTGGAGAGCTAAGAAAGATTATTGTTGGTGGTAGTGGCTATAATAATTACATTATTTTAGAAAATGAAGTCATTAACAAAATGCCTTTTGCTATGTGTGTAGCAATACCAATGCCTTTTAGGTTTTTTGGTCTATCCATGTACGATTTATTAGCTGATGTGCAAATGATGAGTACAACAATCATGCGTAACACCCTTGATAATATGTATTTTCAAAATAACGCAAGAACAATTGTTGTTGATGGTCAAGCAAACCTAGATGATTTACTTACTTCAAGAGCAGGTGGCATTGTACGAGTAAAATCGCCTAATGCTGTTACACCTTTACAGACTCCAAACTTTTTAAATGATGGTTTGGCGATGCTACAAAAGATTGACCAGTTAAAAGAAAAAAGA